GGTTCGCGCTGAGCGCAATCTTTTTCTAGAGATAGAATTTCCAAAAACTAATTATCAATATGTGTTATAGTGACTTTTGTATACACATAGGAGATGTTATGCCATCTACAGGCGGAGTTAAGATTGGTTCTAGTTATGACGAAGCTAGAACTAGAAAAGTTAATGCAGAAGCAGAAATTGCCGAACTGGAATTAGCTAAAGTTCACGGCACTTTGGTTGTTGCTGAAGATGTCGTAAAAGCATGGGAAGATGTGCTTGGTGCGTTAAAGGGGAAACTGCTATCTATTCCGACTAAAGCTGCTCCAGTTGTCTCAGCAGAAACTGAAGCTGGTATGTGTCAGAACATTCTCGAAGATTTGCTCAATGAAGCATTAGAGGAACTGAGTAACTATGACCCAAGTGTCAACGCGACAGAAACGAAAGGAACTGAAGAAACATCTGAGGACAGCAATACAGACTCTAAAGCCACCACCAAGACTAAGCGTAAGTCAGTGGGCAGACCAAAAAAGGCGGCTAGACTCACAAAGTAGTGCTGAACCAGGTCGATGGCATACTGCTCGCGCTGAATATCAACGTGGCATTATGGATGCTTGCTCTGACCCTAAGATAAAAGAAGTTGTCGTTATGGCAGGAGCGCAGTTAGGAAAGTCGGAAGCCCTGCTTAACATTATCGGTTATCACATAGATAACGATCCATCACCCATACTTGTTTTGCAACCAACATTGGAAATGGCGCAAGCGTTTTCTAAGGATCGAGTTGCTAACGGACTGCTTAAAGCAACAGTCTGCCTAAGAGGTAAAGTCAAAGACCCTCGCGCAAGAGATAGCGGAAACACAACATTACATAAATTATTCCCTGGTGGTAGTTTGACGCTCGTAGGTGCAAACAGTCCATCAGGTCTTGCTTCACGACCCATACGTCTGGTTCTGTGTGATGAGGTTGATCGTTATCCTGCTAGTGCTGGTTCAGAGGGTGATCCTATCCAGTTGGCAAGGAAACGTGCTGCAACATTCTGGAACAGAAAGATCGTGATGGTTTCGACACCCACGAATAAAGATGCTAGTCGTATTGAAGAGGCGTTTGAGAACTCTGATATGCGATACTACCATGTACCTTGTAAACATTGTCACCATGAACAGAAGCTGAAGTGGTCTAACGTACAATGGACAGATAATGATCCTGATACTGCAATGTATCAATGTGAAAGCTGTGATGTGTTATGGACTGACTCTGACAGAAGATGGGCTATCCGTAATGGCAAGTGGAAAGCAGACAAAGAGTTTAATGGTGTGGCAGGATTTGCTATTAACGGTCTGTACTCACCGTGGACACCTTTATCTGATGGCGTAAGAGATTTCTTATCCATGCGTAAAAACCCTGAACAGCTTAGAGTGTGGACAAACACCTATCTTGGTGAGACATGGGAAGATCAGGGCGAGACAATCGATGATTACTCACTAGCTGAACGCAGAGAAGCCTATGGCGAGGGAATCCCTGATGAGGTGATATTTCTTACTTGCGGTGTTGACGTTCAGGATGACCGTTTGGAACTTTCTATCATTGGTTGGGGAAGAGATGATGAATCTTGGGTTATTACCCATGAAGTCCTATATGGCGATCCATCTACTCCGCAATTATGGACAGCTTTAGACACTAAATTATTTACTACCTATCTATGCAATGATGGTAGACAATTACCTATACGCGCAACATGCATAGACAGTGGTGGTCACTTCACAAATACGGTATACTCATACGCTAAGAAGAACTATGCCAGAAGAGTATTCGCTATCAAAGGTGTTGGTGGCGAGGGCAAGGCTATAGTAGGCAGACCAAGCAAGAATAACATAGGTAAATGCTTGTTATTCCCTGTTGGTGTTGATACTGCTAAAGACTTATTGTTTGCAAGATTGCGGATCAAAGATGAGGGTGCTGGTTACATACACTTTCACGATGATCTTAATGACGAGTATTTTCGTCAGTTGACCGCAGAAAAGATTGTAACAAAGTTTACAAGGGGATACAAAAAGAGAGTATTCCAAAAGATTAGACCGAGGAACGAAGCATTAGACTGTTTTGTTTACTCTATTGCAGCTTATGCTATATTGAACGTAGATATTAATACATTGGCTGATAATAGGGACAAACAACCTAAACAGGTCGAAGAGCCTGTTAGACCAAAGCAGTCATTTGTACCAAAGACAGGGAAAAGTTTTGTTAATTCGTGGCGATAAAGGTAACTTTAATGGCAAACCTATTTGATGCTAGTAACGCTCCAGAGGGAGAACCCCAAACAATAGTTGTTGGCGATTTCGTTCAGTGGAAGCGTTCAGACTTCATAGCGGATTACCCATCAGCAGATTACACAGTAAGATACGTTGCTCGCATTAGCGGTGGCGGTAGTAACGAAATAACGGTTACTGGCACTGGTCAAACTTCACATTACTTATTTACAGTATCTAGCGATGACAGCGATAGCTTCGCATCAGGACACTACTACTATCAACTTGAAATTGAGCGCAATTCAGATAACGAAAGAATAGTCGTTGATCGCGGACATTTCATGGTTGTCCCTGATCTTGATGTGAATCAGGCTGATCCACGCTCTCATGCTGAAATTATGCTTGGTAAGATTGAAAGTCTGCTTAGTGGTAAAGCTGATTCTGATGTGGCAAGCTACTCAATAGCTGGTAGATCGCTCAACAAGATGACGTTCGAAGAGTTGGTTAATGCTAGAGACTTCTACAGAAGAGAAGTTAAGCAAGAAACTAACGAAATAGACATAAAACATGGGCGAAAAAACTCATCTACAATACAAGTGAGGTTTTAAATGGCTCTTTTTGACATATTTAAGCCAAAAACCGAGAATAAAGGCAAAATCTTCAAGAGATCATACGCTGCGGCTAATACTGGACACATTTTTGCTGATTTTAAGGGTTCAGAAAGGTCAGCAGACTCAGAATTACGCCCTGCACTACGCAAAATACGCTCTAGATCACGAGATTTAGCTAGAAACAATGAATATGCTAAAAAATACCTAAATCTGCTTAAAAATAACGTCATTGGCGAAAAAGGCTTTGGATTACAGGTAAAAGCAACAGATTCTGTAGGCAGATTAGATCAAGACGGTAATCAGCGCGTTGAGTCAGCGTTCCGCAAGTGGGGTAAGCTAGGTAATTGTACTGTAGACGGCAGTATGTCGTGGGTAGATGCACAGAAACTAGCTATTGAGTGCCTAGCGCGTGACGGTGAAGTGTTTATTGTTAAGCATCGTGGTGCTAACTTCCATGATTCGTTCGCTTTAGAGTTCCTAGAGCCTGATCAGATTGATGAGCAGAAGAACGAAAGACTATCCAATGGCAATGAAGTACGCATGGGTGTCGAACTAGATCGCTTCAGAAAGCCTGTTGCTTATCATGTTCTTACCTATCATCCAGGCGATTACGACTATACAACAACAGGAAAGTCTCCAAAGCACGTTAGAATCCCTGCTGAAAGAATGATTCACTTGTATGACCCAAGCAGAGCAGGACAAACTCGCGGTGAGCCGTGGATGACACCAGCTATTTCTGCTATGAAGCAATTAGGTGCATTAAGAGAAGCTGCGGTTGTAAATGCTCGTATTGGTGCGAGCAAGATGGGCTTCTTCACTTCGCCTAGCGGTGATGGATTTGTCGCTGATGACCTAGATGGCAATATGCCTATCATGGAAGCACAGCCTGGCACTTTCCATCAGCTACCAAATGGCGTAGACTTTAAGTCATTCGACCCACAGTATCCAAATAATGAGTTTGACTCATTCCACAAGGCGGTACTAAAAGGTATAGCTTCAGCGTTAGGTGTTAGCTACTTTGCTCTATCTAATGATCTAGAATCGGTATCCTACAGTTCTATCCGTCAAGGTGCGCTAGAAGAGCGCGATTCCTACAAGAATTTACAGAAGTTCGTTACTGATCACTTCGTGCGAGTTGTTTATGATGAATGGCTTTCAGCAGCTATGGAAGTTAATAGTTTTGGCATACCTGTTCGCCAGTATGACCGATTCTCTGATGCTGCTGAGTTCCGTGGCAAGGCTTGGAACTGGGTAGACCCACAGAAAGAGATGAATGCAGCGATTCTAGGGCTTAAATCAGGCGTTCTAAGCCTATCTGACGTTGCTAGTCAGTATGGTAAGGATGTAGAAGAGTTAGTGTCTCAGATCGCAAGAGATAAGGATATAGCGGAACAATATGGCATATCCTACGCATTAGAGCCTTATGGGGCTAACTTTAACAGTGTAAATCCTGATATAATCGGAGATGATGATGCCGAAGTACAAGGGTAAGGACATAAACACTAAGCCAACTGACGGAATGGTGTCAGAAGCCGAGAAAGGTTTAGAATGGCGTAAAGAGTTTGGTCGTGGTGGCACTGAAGTTGGTGTTGCTAGGGCTAGAGACATTAAGAATAGAAAAGAGTTGTCATTCGATACAGTAAAAAGAATGTACTCTTTCTTTAGTCGGCATGAAGTAGACAAGAAAGCAGAGGGCTTCAGCCCTGGTGAAGATGGTTATCCTAGTGCAGGGCGTATTGCTTGGGCATTATGGGGTGGCGATGCTGGGTTTTCTTGGTCTAGGAAGATTGCTGGTATGTTAGACGATGATAGAAACGAAGAGGCTGTAAATATGGACAATGAAGTAGAAGTAGAAGCTACTGTTGAGTCTGTTGATGAGGTTCGTGCTGAAGAAGTAGTTGAAGAGACAGTAGAAGAAACTGCTGAAGCTGTAGAAGAGACTACAGATGAAGTGGTAGAAGAAACTGATCGTTCAGCTAGTCCTGAAGTACAGCATCGTGCTATGGAGATGGAAATGTCTCCAATAGATGAAGAGACTAGAACAGTTAAAATAGCGTTATCCAGTGAAGAGCCTGTTGCTCGTTCATTTGGTAATGAGGTATTAGACCACGGTAAGGAGTCGATTGATTTGTCATTCCTTGCATCAGGTCGCGCACCATTGCTTTTAGACCATGACCCTGAAAAGCAAATCGGTGTTATCAAATCAGTTAAGCTAGACGAGAATGCGCGTAGACTCCGCGCAGAAGTTCGCTTTGGAAAAGGTGAATTGGCTCGTGAGGCTTTCTCTGATGTTGTTGATGGAATCAAAGCTAACATTTCTGTTGGTTATTCTATTGGCAAGATGGAAAGAGACAGCGATGATAAGGAAACTTATCGCGCTAAGTCATGGAAACCTGTTGAAGCAAGTTTGGTGTCTATACCTGCCGATATGACAGTTGGCGTTGGGCGTTCAGGCAAAGCTGAAAATAAACCCGTAATTAGAACTTCCCTTAAAGAGGACAATATTATGTCAGAAGTTAATTTAGAAGCGGTAAAAGCTGAAGCCCAGCAAGCCGCACAAAAAAATGCCGCTCAAATTGTTGAGTTAGGCGCACGTCACAACAAATCAGATATGGCTCGTGAAGCAATCGCTTCTGGTCAGTCTATCGATGAGTTCCGTGGCGCACTACTAGAGTCTATTGGCTCTACAAACGCTCTTGAAAGCCAAGACATCGGCATGAGCAAAGCAGAAACTAAGCGTTTCAGCATGATGAGAGCAATTCACGCTCTAGCTAACCCAACTGATCGTAAGGCACAAGAAGCTGCTGCATTCGAATTTGAATGTTCACGGGCTGCTGCGGAACAGTACGGTAAAACTGCACAAGGCATTATGCTTCCTGCTGAAGTTCTACGCACTTGGAACAAGCGTGATCTCGGTGCTGCTGCTGATGGCGCAGACCCTGTAGTTATCAAAGGTGATGGCGATTTGATTGGTGAAGATTTCCGTGGCGGTGATTTCATTGATGCGTTACGCAACTCTTCATCTGTGATGGCTGCTGGTGCAACTATGCTAGGTGGTCTAAGCGGTGACGTTAAGATTCCTAAGAAAACTGCTGTTGCATCTGCTTCTTGGATTTCTGCTGAGGGTGGTGCTGCAACTGAATCAGAAATGACTATTGGTAATGTAAGTCTTTCACCTAAAACTCTAGGTGCATTCACAGACGTTACTCGTCAGCTTTTGATTCAATCTAGCCTAGACGTTGAAAGCCTAATCCGTGATGACCTTACTAAAGCAATGGCAATCGCTATTGATAAAGCTGGTCTAGAGGGTACAGGTGCTTCTGGTCAGCCAACTGGTATTGAGAATGCTAATGGTGTTCAGGCTATCACTTTCGCTGATGCAACTGCTCCAACTTTTGCAGAAATGATTGAGATGGAAACTGAAGTTGCTACTGAGAATGCTCTTCTTGGCAACTTGTCTTACATCTTGCCACCAAGCATGGCTGGCGTTTTGAAAGGCACTGCTAAAGACACAGGTTCTGGCTCTTTCGTACTAGAAAACGGTCAAATCAATGGTTACAGAGCGATTGTTACTAACCAAGCGTCTGCACAACACGCTTACTTCGGTAACTTCAGCGACTTACTAATTGGTATGTTCGGTGGACTAGACATCGTAGTTGACCCATACACAGCTTCTACTACTGGTACAGTGCGCGTTGTTGCACTACAGTCTGTTGATGCTGCTGTACGTCATGGCGGTAGCTTCTGTAAGCAAACTGCATAAGTAATACTGAGGGGGCTTGCCCCCCTCTTTTACTAAAGGCTATTCCGTGGTTGTTGCGTAGTAGCTTTTACTAAAGGAGACGATTATGAAAGTTGAATTTAAGTTAGATTGTGCTGTAGGTGCTGCGCGTTACAAGTCAGGCACTGTAGCTGTAGTAGATGATGCTTCGGCAGAAAAGCTAATTAATGGCGGTCAGGCTGTACCTGTTGCTGAAGAGCCTAAGATAGAAGATAGAAGTATCGGCTTAGATGACGTTAAGCCTAGAACTAGAGCGAAGAAATAATGCCAGTAGAAACTGCTGATGATAGATTGTTAATGCTTACTGACTTTGGTGAGACTGTTAGTTTCATACCAGAGGTAGGCTCGCAAGCAAACATTACAGCTATATTTGATAATGAGTATAGAGCAGTTGATGCTGGTGGAACAGTCAATTTCATTGCAGTTGAGCCAAGACTAACTGTAAGAACGAGTGACATACCAAACGCAGCAGAAGATGATGTGTTTATCATTCGTGATAAGCTGTACGATGTTAAGATACTCATGGATGATGGAACAGGCATTACTGAAATAGTATTAGAGGCACAATAAATGGCTCATGCTAGAAAAACTATTAGGGATAACATTAAGACTACTTTGACAGGGCTAACCACTACTGGAAGCAATGTGTTTCAAAGTAGAGTCTATCCCATGCATAGAAGTAAATTGCCTGGACTTCTTATCTACAATAAAGCAGAAGAGATCGAGTACAGAGCAATTACTAGTCCGAGGTTACAGCATAGAACTGCATCGTATGATGTAGAAATTTATGTCATGGCTACCGAGAACTATGACAATGATTTAGATAAAATATCTGTAGAGGTAGAAGAAGCACTAGCTACAGATACAACTAGAGGCGGCAATGCAAAAGATACACGCATTATCTCTTATGACATAGATTTTAACGGTGATGGTGATCAACCAGTTGCGGTTGCTCGCATTGCAGTTGAAGTAACGTATCAGGTGCGTGAAAACAATCCTGATGTTATTATTTAATGGCGATTGCGCCTAAATTAACGCTCTAAGAGCAGAGGTATATAATATGGCAACTCATGCAGGATATGGTGGCGCAGTTTTCGTTGGTACAGACGCTGTAGCCGAAGTTAAAGATTTTACACTAGACATCACAGCTAACACTGCTGATACATCAACTCTAAATGCGTCAGGTGATGATGCTGGTTGGGCGAAAGTTGCATTGACTCTAAAGTCATGGACAGCTTCACTAAACCTAATCTGGGATGACTCAGACGCAGGACAAGGTGCATTGACAGAGGGTTCTTCTGTAACTGTTAAGCTATACCCACGAGGTACTGACAGTGGGTACGAAATCTGGGAAGGTGCTGCTATAGTAACAGGCGTATCTAAGACAGTTGCTGTAGACGGTCTAGTAGAAGCATCTATCACTGTAACTGGTAACGGTCACATTGATGAGCAAACTATCTAAATAGTTAATGGGGATTAAACTATGGGAAAATTGATTGACAGCGCAGTAGCGCACTTTAGTAACAAAGAGATTAGAAGTATTCGGGTAGATGAGTGGGATTGCACTCTCTACTCGAAGAACCTATCTTTGGAAGATAAAGCCAAATGGTTCGCCAGAGCCGATGGCAACAATACAGACTATCTTGTTTATGCTTTAATCTATGGCATAACAGATGAAAATGGCGATCCTGTATTTGATGTGGGTGACAAGGTTAAGTTAAGAAATCAGGTTGATCCAGAGGTTTTAAGTAGGGTTGCTAACTTCGTTCTAGAAATAGACGATGAAGAGGAACGCGAAAAAAACTAACAAATGATCAAGGTGAGCCAACTGAGATTTATTTTATGTTTCAGTTGGCAGAACATCTTGGTCAGCCACTCTCAACCATCTTAGCTATGACACCCGATGAGTTTAATCATTGGTTCACCTATTTGCGTCTAAAACACGAGAAATTTGAGGCAAGAAATGGCTAAAACAGCAAAAGCAGTAATTGAAACAGAATTTAGGGACAAAGCATCTCAGGGTATGGGCAAGTTCCGTAGTGAGATGAATAAAACCGAAAGGCAAGGAAAGGTTCTTAACAATCAATTTCGATTCATGCGTGGTGGTCTAGGTCAGGTAGGTCATCAGTTTCAGGATATTGCTGTTCAGGCGCAAATGGGAACAAATGCAATGATCATTTTTGGTCAGCAAGGTTCACAGATTGCATCTTTATTTGGGCCGCAAGGTGCAATGGTTGGTGCTGTAATCGCGCTTGGTGCTGCTTTAGCTATGGGTTTAGCACCTAAGTTTTTTGGTGCGACTGAAGCAGCTAAAGGGTTAGAAGATAGAATGAAAACCCTTAAAGAAAGGTTTGATGAATTAGGTGATGCTCAGAAAGCACTAGTCAGAACGCAAGTCACCAAATTAATGAATGATAATAAAGACTTGATAAAAGATAATCAAAGAGAACTGAATGACCTTACTAGAATCACTTTATCTTTTAATAGAATTTTCTTTGGTGGAAATGAGCAAGAAAGACAACAAAGAATTAAGGAATTAGAAGCAAGCATTGAAAACCTTAAAAAAGAAAATAAAGATTTAGCTAAAAGTATCGATGACACTTCAACAGCTTTTGAAAAACAAAAGGAATCGCTAGAAAGGCAAATTAACACTTTTGGGTTAGCTGGTTCAGCATTAAGAGCGTATGAAATTGGAATGTTGGCAGTAAAAGGCGCAATAAGTGAGCAAGAAGCTGGCGAACTGTTAGCCTTAAACAATACTCTACAGGCAAAACAAGATGCTGCTGACGCTGACAAAAAACGTGAAAAGGAAAAGAAAGATAGGTTCAATAAAGATCAAAAAGATATAGAAAAAGCCCTTAAACAACAAGAAAGAACAGCGCAAAAATTTGCTGATACTATTGGTGACGGTTTTGTTAATGCTATCACTGGCGCGATGTCGTTTAAGGATGCAATGAGAAATGTTGCTAAGTCTGTAGTTGATGACTTAACAAGAATGATTGTTAAGAAATATATAACTGATCAGATATTTGGCGTGATTATGAACGCAACAACCTTTAAGCCTGAAACAGTAGCTAATCCAGTAAAAGCCGCAGAAATTAATGTCCCGCTAGATTTGCCTGAACTGCCAACTGATTTTGCAATACCAGACTTTGCTCCAGGGACTTTTGGCTTGCCTAGCAATGAGGGCGGTGGCTTTACAGGAATGGGAGCGCGTTCTGGTGGAATTGACGGTAAGGGCGGTTTTCTTAGTGTTCTACACCCACGAGAAACAGTTATCGATCATCATCAAGGACAGCAAGCAGGTAATGTAATCAATCAAACAATAAACGTCACTACAGGCGTTCAACAAACTGTACGCGCTGAGATACAAAACTTAATGCCACAAATACAGGAAGCAGCTAAAGCAGCAGTTGCTGATAGCAGAATGCGTGGCGGTAGTTTCTCTAAAGCTGTAAGAGGAGCATAAAATGGCTTTATCATATCCTTTAAGTTTTCCTGATGTTGGCATAACCAGAATCGATATGCGTCTAAAGCGATCAGTTGCAGTGTCGCAAAGTCCATTTTCTTATCAGCAACAAACACATGACTTTGGTGGTGCAATATGGGAAGCAGAAGTTAGCTTGCCACCATTGACTTATGCACAAGCTAGAGAAGTAGAAGTGTTTTTACTTGGCTTAAATGGGATGTCAAAAACATTTACTATGGGACATCCTTTACACACTGCTACAGGTAGTGTTTATGTAGACGCTAATAGTGGTAATACACCAGCTATAGGAAACACTACTATAACTTTAGATGGCGCAGCAGTAGATGCTGGTACATACTTTTCTATCGACAATAGACTTTATATGCTACTAGAAGATAAGGCACAAGGTAGTGCAGATGGAGCAAAGGACATAGCACCGCCACTAAGAACTGCTCCAAGTCATGCTGCACAGATAGAACTATCAGCACCTAAAGGCACTTGGCGTTTAGCGGCAAACGATATTGGCTATTCAACAGATGTTGCTGGTTTATACGGATTCACTTTTTCTTGTATTGAGGCTCTTTAATGGCTAGAGGAATAACAAGTGCAATGGATAGCGCGTTAAGCGCATCTGAGGTAAAACCTTTTTTCTTAGTTGACCTGATGTTTAGCAGTCCTGTTTATTTGTGGTCAGGCACTTATACGCTATCCCATGACAGCAAAAGCTATCTTGGCACTGGTGATTTGATGACAGTAGAAATACCGCAAGAAACTCAGGATATTGGTGCGGTAGGCGTTAGAATGCAATTATCAGGGCTTACAGGCACAAACATACTCACCGCAGCCCTACAGCAAGAGTATCAGGGGAAAAGCGTTACAATTAAATTGGGTGCGTTTAATACGTCAGGCAATGTTGTAGCTGACCCTGTTGTAGTTTTCGAGGGATTTATGGATGTTATGCAGATTACGGAAGATGGCAACACATCAACGATTACGTTGAGCGTAGAGAACAAGTTAATAAGATTAGAAAGCGCAAATCATCGTAGATACACTGACGCTGATCAGAAAATAGATCATCCAAGTGATTCTGGGTTTGAGTTCGTAACAGACATACAAGAAAAGCAAATCAAATGGGGATTGTAATATGGAATTTACTATTGAAAAGGTTGCAGACTTTAAAGACGAAATACAGCCTTTGCTTGAAATGCATTGGGAGCAAATCGCTCTAAACAAAGACAAAATCAAGCTAAACCCTGCTTGGGATCAATACATAACATTAAATGAAAATAACGTATTATTTGCGTATATAGCGCGTGATAAAGGCATTCTTGTAGGCTATTTCATAGTTATAGTCATGGACTCATTGCACTATGTAGATCACAAGTTTGCTACTTGCGATATTATATTTGTTCATCCAGATCATAGAAAAGGTATGGTTGGATATAAGCTGATAAGATTCGCTGAAGAACATCTAAAAAAGATAGGTGTTTCTTGCATACATATAAACACAAAAATTCATGCGCCATTCGATAAGCTATTAGAAAAGATGCAGTATAATTGCATAGAGCGTATATTTTCTAAGTATATAGGTAAATGATATGGGTGTAGCAATTTTTGGAGCGGTAACTTACGCAGCAACACAGTTGGCACTTGGTGCTGGCTGGATTGGCTGGAAAACCTTTATGGCGCTTACTGTCACTTTTGCTGCGCTTGGTGCGGTGTCTAGGGCATTGCTAGGCGGAAAAACTGAACTCGACAGTATGCAAGGAATTACGCAAAATGTTAGAGCCAGTGATGCATCCAGAAAAGTTGTTTACGGCAAGCAAAGAGTTGGTGGCGTTATTGCATGGTACGAAACTAAAGATAGCTGTAGAAATAATGAAAACAGCACATACAGAAACGGTCTAGACACAACTCGCACAGCCGACAATGAATATCTAGATATGATTATAGTCCTTGCTCCGCATGAGGTAGAGTCATTAGAAGAGATATATTTAAATGACCGTAAGATATGGAGTTCTGATGGTGTGGGAGATGGATGGATAGGAAGTGACACAGATGAGAAGTTTGGGTTCACTTTTTATGATGGAACTCAAACAACTTATGACGTTGATGCGGCTCATTCTTCTACATGGGATGCAGGTAATAAGCTACTAGATTGTGCGTATCTTTACTGCACAATGGTATACGACACTGAATTTTACCCTAATGGTGTTCCTAATATATCCTGTGTGATTAAGGGCAAAAAGATTTATGACCCTAGAGATTCTAATCAAGATGCTGATGATGACACTACATGGGAGTATTCAAATAATCCTGCGTTAGTCTTGCTCGATTACATGAGAGACTCAAAGTATGGATTAGGTGAGAGTTATGATGCGTTTGATGAAACAGCACTGACAGATTCAGCAGACGTTTGTGAAAATGCTTTGCTTGGCGCGGTAGAAGATGTTGGTGAGTTTAAGATCGGCAGGGAATACCAAATAACCCTAGTAGCTGGCAGTAACTTTACTAGTATTGGCGCAGATAGTAATACAGTAGATGAGCGTTTTATTGCTACTGGCGATGGTTCTGCTATTGGCGGTAGCGGACAGGCTAGACAATACACGCAAAACTATACTTGTGATGGCGTAATCAATACTGCAAATCCAATCAAGGATAACATCGAGAACATTCTGACAAGCATGGTGGGAACGCTACAGTATGCTAACGGAAAATTTCACATCAATGCCTACAGCTATAAGACACCGCAGACTGATGTTATAGATCAAGATATGCTAGTTGCGCCTATACAGGTAACGACTAAAACAAGCCGTAGAACCTTATACAATGCTGTTAAAGGCAGATTCAACTCTGATATACATAATTATCAAATTACTGATTATCCTGCACAGGTTAGTGATACTTATGCTACTAATGATGGCGAAACTATTTTTCTAGATGTTGATCTTCCGTTCACTACACATGACATTATGGCGCAGAGAGTAGCTAGGCTAACGATGCTTAAATCTAGGTTGCAGCAAGTAATCCAAATAACCTGTAATCTCAAAGCAATGAAATACAAGGTTGGCGATAACATAAAGCTGACTTATGACCGCTTTGGGTGGAGCGAAAAGATATTTGAGATAAATGCTTTTAGATTAGTTCCTAGTGCAGAAGATGGATTGGTCGTAGAAATTAGCGCAACAGAAAACGCTAGTAGTGCTTATGTGTGGAATACATCGGATCAGAAAGATTTTACAGTTGGTGGAGAAGTGTCTTTATATGATGGAACTTTGCCAGCACCAACAAACTTGGTTTTAGAGCCTTACTCTGAAGATGGCAGGTCTTATGTGAAAGCATCTTGGACAGCAAGCACTGGTCAGGGAACGATAAAATATAAGTCTTTCTATAGACGCAATGCAGACAATTACAGACCGTTTCCGCAAGCAATCACATACGGTACGAATGCTGTGTTTGAAATTTACGAGGGCTATCAAGACGAAGAGATAGAAATTGTAGTTAATGCAGTGTCTGAATCATACGGCACTACAAGCGCACAGCTTCGTGGAACTTGTGTTGTTGCTAACATACCTAAAGATAATCCAACTAGAGTTATCAGAGGCACAGATGCTAATCCTACCGTGGATACACTTACAAATTTGTCTAAAGAGTCTGGAATTGATTTAGATACTGGTGTAGAGGTTACTTATATAAGAACAGATGGTAGTGGCAATCCCATTGATTCAACTGATTTTGTATTTGAGAAGATTGATCTATCAAGTATCCCACAGGTTACAGACACTGAAGTTTTTGCACAGACTTTTAGCGACATAATGCCAAATGGAACATTTACTAATTCAGACGATTGGATATTTTCTGGTGACTCAGGCAACTGGGACATATCAGGCGGTAAGGCAAACTTTGATTATACTGCTGGGTTAGGATATTTATATACACTAGTTAATGGTCTGGTTGTTAATAAAACTTACACACTCACAGGGGTTGCAAGTAACTTTGCCATGACAGGTGGCAACCTAATGTATATCGGTTTTCTAGACAGTGTAACAGGTGCTGTGTTAGAAACATTTGAAGTGGATCAAAATGGATCATTTAGCCATGATTTCACAGCTACAACTGATGAAGTATTCATTGCATTTATTTCAACTTCAGCAGACGGTACTGTTAGCTTCGATGACATGACTTTTACAAGAAAGGATGAGAAAGCCAAGCACTCTGTATTGATGAGTCTGCCAGCTTCTGTAACAGACGATGTAACATGGACTGTGACCACAATATCTAGTAGTAACCCATCAGATGCAACACTGACTACCAATTATACTACAGGCACTAATACGCTAATTAATGGCAGAAAATCTATTGAATTATCATTAGAAAGAGATGATACAACTATTGGTTACTCGTTATTTAATGTTGAGGTGACTGCTGAATGGACTGAAGTGTCTAACTTTGGCGGAACAAATAACAACATTGATAAATCTGCTACAAGAAGAATAAATCTGATAGCGAGGAACATATAATGAGTTGGAAGCAAAAAGAAAAGACTATATCTTCTAAGCAGATTATTGATTCTAGCATCTCGTTTGACAACTTGGGCTGTACTAAAGATGAAGATGATATGGCATCTGACAGTGCAACACATTTGCCTACACAACAATCGGTCAAAGCCTATGTAGATGATAATAAGCCAAGAAAAAGTTATTTTTACAGAGACGTTACCGTATCTCTTGTTAATGGTTACACCAACCTTACTGACACAATACATTCATCCCAAACGCCAAATGGTACAGATCGATTTCGAGAAATAGAATTTGTGATAGATTATAACTATGGCGGTATACCTGCTAGCGTAGTAAACGATGTGCAATTTTCATTAGAGGTAAATTCTGGCTTAACTAGTTATCGTTATAGCACATTCACTGCTACTCATGTAGGAACTTTTAGGACTGGCTTTCACACAATAAGTTTTGATGGAGATGTGTCTGGGTATTTTGCTGAAGGTGTTGCAATCTCAGCATCACTTACAACAAATACCTATTCTCACAAATTCCCTGCAAAGACATATTACGATCCATCATCAGACAAAACTTTTGTTGAATACAGCACAATTTACGGACAATTAATGGCATCTGGAACGCTTACTGTTTATGTCTCTTGGAATCAATTTACTACTAATTCAAGTATATGGAAAGTTGTCAAATACTTTAATCTTGATACTTACCAAAGTACAACTTCAACAACAGGGCACTCAGCAATTTTGAAATGTGCAATAGGGGTAACTTCTGATGAGGTTAGATATAGGTTACGAGCGCGTGAATTTGGCAGCTATGATAGTATTACTATTAATGAAATCACTGCAACTATGATAGATACAAAGTGGGATTAATATGAAAGTAGGGTACGAAAGATTAAATACAGATGGCTATCCTGAAGAAATTATAGACAGCACAATAGATGCACTCGAAGATGTCGAGTCAAGGATAGAGGAATTAAAAGCACAATATGCAGATGATGACTCTGTTGTATCTGTATTTTATGCAAGACCTGTAGATGAAACTAGATATAAAATTGTATACATAGAAAGCATATAGTAGAGATTGTGTCTGACTAAACGGCTTGATGATATAATTAGGATACACACTTTGGAGAAATAAAATGACTGCTGGTAAACACGATTTTGATATGGATCAAGGCTCTTTTTTTAGTATGTCCTTGACTATAAGCGAGAATGGCGAGCCAAAAAATCTTGGCGCATATAGTGCTAGAGCAAAGATGCGATCAGTAGCCAACTCGTCAGAAACTGCTGACTTTACGGTAAACACCACACAGGCTGCAAGCGGAATACTTGTGATGGAGTTAGGGCATGGTGCTTCAACAGATTTAACCCCTGGATACTACCTGTACGATCTAGAGATATTTCTTGGCTCTGCTGGCTCAGAAAGCTATGTAGAAAGAATCATTGAGGGGCGTATAAATCTTAGAGCAGAGGTCACTAACTAATGTCTACTACAGTAACTATTAGCCAGAATGTAACGTCAGTATCAGTAAGCGGAGACACCACAACAGTTGATGTATCTCCGAGAGTTACTACGGTTGAGGTTGCTGAATTAAGTATTGGTCAGTCAACATCAGCAGGAAGCATCAGCGTTACGCCAAACGATGACATATCTTCTACTAATGTTCAGGCAGCAATAGAAACGCTTGCTGCGCGTAATGAAATAACATCTGATGAAAGATCAAAGCTAGAAGATATTGAAGCTGAAGCAGATGTAACTGACACAGAAAATGTTGTAGGTGCGCTTACAGCAGGAACTAACATATCTATAGATTCTGATGGCACAGTAAACGCTAATGTTCTAGGTGCTTTAACGGCAGGAACAAATATAAGCATAGGTGATGACGGCACAATATCTGCTAGTTCTGTGTCGCTTACAGATGTTTATACTGCGGCTAATGAATCAGAACACCTATCTTTAGACCCTGCTCCCGATCAAGGCGATGTAGTTATACGCTCAGATGAGAATAAAACCTACATTCATAATGGCGGTACGGCAGGGACTATGGCTGACTATACAGAGTTGGCTTCTAATACAAATGGCGTACAGTCTATCAATGACGCAACAGGCGTTGTTACTTTTGGCAAGTCTAATCTTAGCGACTATTCCGCGAATGAATTTATAGATTGGACTGTTAGCCAAGAATCAGTATCTTTAGACATACACGCAGACAACTATATAAACACAACCTACACCGCAGGAACTGGCATTTCTATAAGCGAGGCTAATGTAATATCTGCAACTGGTGGCGGTGGAGGTGGTACAAGTTTCACTGCTAGTGGCAATCTTGTTCTAAGTGATAGTAATGTTCTAGACACTGTATCTACACCAGTGTTTGATGAAGTGAGATTTAAAGACAATACTGGTTTGTTTAATGGAGTATTGCTTAAAGCATTTCCAAACGAGGATCAAGCGTTTGATGTTGGTGAGGGTTTAGGCATTTACTTTGATGATCCTAATTCTAACCAATTTTCTTTAATAGGTGCTATCACAGAAACTACCTTTCAAATAGCTGGTGAATTTAATTGCCAAACCGAATTAAAAGTAGGTGGTGGGCGAGCAATTTTGCCAGTAAGTAGTATCACAACAGATGATAAGCGTAATTCCTACAATGTAGCTGACGATTTCACTAGCGGTTCATATTTAAGCCCATTTATGCAGGTCAATCCAGATTACTCTGGTGGAAATACAACAGATCAAAATATAGCAAACAAAGGTTATGTTGATAACTTGATAGACGCTTTAAACGTACCTGTTTTGCCAACTGTTTCAAGTAACCAAATCGCAGATTACCGTTATTTGATGGCAGGAAACAATGGGTATATAGCATCAGAATTTAATACTATAGTTTTGATGGATTCACCTGAAACAGTAAATAACGGAATAAGGTTTTTAAGCTTCGATTATAACACTGGCACAACCGCACAAACTCCAGGTGGCGCAAGATTAGTTGGCGGCACAGGCATAACAATAGAATTGACCAGTGGCAATACTGAAGCCACAATATCTGCAAGCCCTGATGGATTGCCTGACCAAAGCGCATCCACAGACGGATATGTTTTAACAAGCAATAACTCAACAGCAACATGGCTGCCAATTACCACTGCAGCCTTTCCTACTCAGGGTTCAGATACTATTGGTAAGTTTTTGCAAAGTAATGGGCTTACAGTGCAATGGGCTGATGTTGACGCTTATCCAAGTCAAAGCGGTAATGATGGTAAGTTTTTAACTACCAATGGTTCATCCGTATCATGGGCAGAGGTTGATGCTTTACCTACACAAGATGCAAACACAAGCGGTAAGTTTTTAGCATCAAATGGAGATGAAGCGTATTGGCACGTTCCTAATACAAGCATTCCGTCACAGTTTGGCGAGTCAGGGAAGTTTTTGACAACAGATGGAACTAGCCTTGATTGGGTTGATATTAATACTGCTGGCACTACAGGCGATATAACATTTAACACTAATACAATAAGTGCATCTAGTAGTGATACAGTTAATATCAATGACAATCTTAATGTACAAGGAACTCTTGATGCTGACAGGCTAGATATTAATGGAGCAGGAACGCCATCTATTGAAACTACTGGAGCATTTCATATAAATGCTGATGATGGAGTATACTGCAATTCAGTGCAAGTAGGTTTAGAATCTCCGACTTTCATCCTTTACATACCTTACACTGCTAATTTCCTATTGCCTGGAACATTAACTTTTAGAGGGACTAAGTTTCATGGTGCAACAGGTACACCAAGTGTGACATCAGTAGTTGGTAGTGATTCACAGCGCGAAATTAGAATTAATGATTTTGGTTATGTAGTTGGCGATGATTACTTTGTCGAAGTAACTCAAAATAACAATAGTCTCACTATGTATAATGATCCTGTTCGCATTGGTGTTCATAAATCAGAAACAACAATTAAAATACGATTAGCACAAGGCAGTGATGATAATCCGCCAGATCAAGCAGGTATGATCAAGGTCGCAGTGTATGAAATATAAATACAATGTTATCTCTTATAAAGGCGAAGATGTTACAGAGATCGAAGATCAATTAAAATCTGATCTTGGTGATGATACAGTTCCTGAAAGATCGGTTCAGATTACAGATGAATGCAAAACGTCTAAGAGAGTTAGTCAGTGCTACTTGACGCATGAAGAGGCGGTAGCCTTAAAAAATAACAGTAAGGTTTTTGATGTTGAGTTAGACCTTGAAGAAAGAGATGACGTATTCTGCGTTCATACAGCACAGGCGAATCACGACTTTAATAGAAAAGACACAACAAGCACCAACCTAGAACTTACAAATTATGGTCTAATCAGACACACAAGCAGAGAAGAGTTTTTGTATGACGATCTTTCAGGTGATGTCAATACAGAATTTAGTGACACTTACACATATAATAACACTGGTCATGGTGTTGATATATTTATTATAGATACAGGCGTTCAAGCAGATCATCCTGACTTTAACGATGCTTATGGAAACAGCAGAGTACAAAAAATAGATTGGACACCTTACGTTGAAGAAACTGGTTTTTTTAGCGAAGCTGGTGAACAAGCCAGACGAAATAACTTACGACCTGAAAATTACTATATTGAAGATGAGGGTTTTCATGGTACGCAATGTGCAAGCATTTCAGCAGGATTAAGATACGGTTGGGCAAAAAACGCGCACATATATTCTTGCAAGGCTAAAATAGGCGATTTTAACTTTAATCATCCAACAACTGGAACTTGGCTCAGTTTAATTAAAGATTTTGTAGAGACAAGAAAATCGCAAGGAATAAATAGACAAGTAGTTATTAATTGCAGTTTTGGATTTGTTACCACAGGATATGATTTAGAAGATGTGCTTGGTGGTAGCTATGCCGATGAAAACACTGAAAGAGCAAGCTGGAATCGCGGTGCATTAACAGATGATGAATTATTAAACAACTACAGATTGACTCCATCCAATTATATAAACGCAATTTTAACTTCAATTAATGCAAAAGTTGACGAATTGATAGATTTAGGCTGTCACTTTGCCATATCTTCTGGCAATAGTGGAATTAGAAATGTAAAGCCAGATGATCCAGAATATGATAATTTTTTAACTGTAAGCCAAAATGGAACAACACGAACAATCTACCCTAATAGAGTTGGAACTCCATATAGCGATTCTGCTTTATATTGTGGAGCATTAGATAACTACCTAGATGGCACTACCGATAAAGAAATTATTGCAAATTACAGCAATAGAGGCAAAGCTATAGATATTATGGCTGCGGCTAACAACTCATTTTGCGCTGCTTCAAAATTAGCAACAAACTTAGCTGAATTAAGGGCGCATCCAGAGTATCCCAATGAAAAAATACATAGCTTTGGCGGTACAAGTTGTGCAGCACCGCAAACTGCTGGTGTAATGGCATTGTATTTAAGTCATAGACCCCATTTATCTGCTGACGCACTGAAAGAAATAATAATAGAAGATAGCACAAAAGATATTATTAATAGCACTGGTGATTACACAACTTTAAATTCTTTTCTAGATACGCCAAACAGACTTTTATATAGCAAATTTAACCAAGATAACACGTTTACAATCAATAATTCTGCAAGCATAAAATGTGTTAATTTAGGAACACCATACAAATTAAAAACACAATATAAACCAGAATCAACTACATTTTCTGGTCGCGGAGTTTTGCCAAAAGGTTTGGCGGAAAATTATGGTGTTTCGAGTAGTTTTCAAAATGTTGATGCAAATATGTTGTATAATGGGTTCAAGCTAAAGCACCTTATATTTGATTCGTTTGCAGATAAGATTACAGTTGAGTTGGGATTGAATGGCGATCCTAACAATATTAATGCACATAATTGGATTGCATTAGAACTTTATAATAAAAAGAATAAAACGCTAGTTAAGCTAGGTAGGCATGATGCAGATTTTGATCCTGTAAAGCAGACCTTTTACTGGGAAAGTTTTGATTATGACGATGCAACAACACAGGGGATTTTTGACTACAGTGGCTTCACTAACAATGTAATAGGTATAACATGATGACAGAAGAACCAAAGCAAGTTTTAGATTTAGCCGCAGCATCAACAGGTATAGCAGCACTTGCCGCTTGGCTTCCACCTATTGCAGCTATATTTACAATCGTTTGGTACGGTATCCGTATATGGGAAAGCGACACTGTAAAGGAACTTCGTGGCAAAAAGTGAGAGTATTATTACTAGCCTTGCTAGTTAGTTCTTTTGCTAGTGCTAATCAGCAAGATGGATCGCTCAATACATATAATGGCGATGGCAGTAATTACAACTCAAACAATAACACGGAAGATAAGTCTGTAAGCAATACCTATAACGGAGCAGGAAGCTCGTCAGAAATACCTGTTGGTTCTGCCATGACCCCTAGTTATATGTCTAACGGTGTAGAGACTTGTCTCCAGGGCATTGGCTCGTCTATACAGACTGTCGTTGTCGGCTGGTCTAAAGGTAAATACAAGATCGATGAAGAGTGTAATCGCAGACGCGACTCTAAGACTCTTAGTGATTTAGGCATGAAAGTTGCTGCGGTGGCTCGTATGTGTGAATCTATATCGGTATGGAAGTCTATGTTTATATCAGGGACACCATGCCCAATTCTATCCAATGGGAAGCTGTTAGTGGGGAAAAGAAGCTATATGGCAATGAAAATGAACCCTAGCTTGTACATACCTGATTACACAGGTAATGAAGAGTGGTATGACAGCGTACTTAAAATTGGAGAACCGATAGATGAAGAAGATGATAATCGCTCTATTAGCGATAAGTTCCGCAGTAGGAGCAAATGAGTTAGACAACTTGATTGATTCGTCTAGTGCGATTGTCGATCAAATAAACAAAGGTATCTTAATGGTAGGCGCAGCATCACAATATGCTTATCAGGGAGATGCGTTGTCCGATGGTACTGTTTCTGCATCAGCACATATATCTTCTGAGCAACTAGAAGCGTATAACAATGCTCTATCAGGAATGTCAGACTACTTACCTTTTGGCTCAGTCCAACAGATACTGGAAGAAGAAGCACAGGTAGAACTTAATTTGATGGAGACTGCTATAGAGCAGTTTGCAGAGACAACTGTCCAGATTATATCTGTGCAAGAAGTAGCAGAGAAAGCAGAGACTGCATCTAGCCCACAAGAAGAAGCTGATGTACAGACATTTGTAGCTGACAACATAGAACTGCTTACCATCGAGCAATCTGATGTGGATACATATAACCAATCTCTTGATGACATAGAAACCCATGCTAACAATGCATCAGCTTATCTAGCGGTTGCAGGAAACCAAGATGCTGTTGACTTTTTACAGCAGGGGGCAGAGAACAATAACACTCGCGCTGATTTGGCTACTCTTTCATATTCCGCGAATAACCAGTGGGTGAAGATGTCATGGGCAGGAACAAGCAATGCTACTGCTGTATTTCTTAATGGTCAGAACTTTGGCTTAGACCTATATGTAACAGAATCTGATATACTGACAGCAGGAAGTGAATCTGAGTTTTATCTAAGCGGCCCAACTGCACAAGGATATAACTGTTTTATGTACGGTACGGATTGTTCTTATGAGTCTATCGGAAACTGAGTTAAAGATTGGTAAAACGTCTTTTAAGGGCGTTTATATTGCCATAGTCTTATCCCTAGCTACATCGCTATCAGGCGTTATATGGACAGCTAGTAGCCTTTACGCACGTTTAGAAGCAGTAGAGGCAAGAAAGATTCCTGACACTACAGACATACAGAATAACCTGGTGAAGCTAGGCACAAACTTAGATACGATAATGGAGCAGCAGAAACAACTGCTTGATCTACGCGCAGACGTAGACTCGATGAGGACAAGTGTCACTCAGGCAGAACTAATAACAAAAGAAATAGGGGATGTTGATGAACGAATTAAAATGATAGATACTGATCTAAATGAACTATGGGAAGCTATGGACTACCTAACAAGTAATCCATTGAACTAATATGTGGCAGACACTAATTAAGCCAGTTGCAGACATTGCTGGTGGCTACTTAAAAAACAAGGCAGAGCAAAGCAAAGCTAAACACGATGCCAAGATGCGCGTCATTGAGAATGATGGTGAATGGGAATCGAAAGCCGTGGATGCTTCTGCACACAGTTGGAAAGATGAGTTTTGGACTATTGTCTTATCCATACCTGTTTTCATGGTTGGTTATGCAATAGTAGTAAATGATCTGACTGTGATAGACAGGGTTAAGCAAGGTTTTGATGCTTTGTCTGAACTGCCTGAGTGGTATCAGTATTTGTTGTTCATAGCTATCTCTAGTAGTTTTGGCATCAAAGGTGTTAGCAAACTAATGAGTCTAAGAAAATGACATTTAAGTATTTCAGTATAGAAGAATTTGACTGCCAAGAGACTGGCGAAAACGGAATGGATGAAAACTTTATCCATGCACTTGATCAGTTGCGCGAGGCTTGTGGATTTCCGTTCAGGATAACTAGTGGCTACAGATCACCTAATCACAGCATTGAAAAACGTAAGACTTCTCCAGGCACTCATGCACAAGGTATCGCTTGCGACATAGCTGTTACAGGCGGTAGTCAGCGACATATAATACTATTCCATGCATTGCGTTTAGGCTTTACAGGCATAGGCGTACACAAGAAATTCATTCATGTGGATATGCGTGAAACTACCCCAGTTGCTTGGGAATACTAAACAAATTTGTTGATGGACAAACAACAATAAAGTATATTGTTACTTCACATAGGAGTGATGATATATGAAATCAAGTGAGTCTATAAAAGCCCTTGCTGAAGCATTATGTAAGGCACAATCTGAGATGGGGGGAGCAGTAAAAGATTCTGCAAACCCTTTTTTCAAATCTAGCTACGCGGACTTAACATCCGTTATTAAAGCTATCAAAGAGCCATTTGCTAAACATGGTCTAAGTTACACGCAATTTCCATTATCTAATGAGTTTGGTGTTGGTGTTGTAACTCGGATTATGCATACATCTGGTGAGTACATGGAGAACGAGTACGTTCTTCCATTAGTCAAACGTGATCCGCAAGCAGCAGGATCGGCAATTACCTACGCAAGACGCTATGCACTGCAATCTATTGCAGGGATACCAACTGCTGATGATGATGCTGAATCTGCGATGCTTCGCACAGAGAAGTCCAAGCAAGACGAGTATGAGGACATGATTGTTGACCTTATGCCTGTCATCAATGCTATTAAGGATGGTATTGCTACTGGAGACTATTCCACGGCTAACGAAGAATGGCGAACTCTTAGTGATACCGAGAAGCAGTTGATATGGAAAGCCCCTAGTAAGGGCGGTAAATTCACCACTAAAGAAAGGGAAATAATGAAAAGCCCTGAATTTAGAGAAGCAATGTAGGAGATTGATATGAGTGGTTATGAGCAAAAAGATAACAGTGGTGCGCTGTTTGTAAATGATAAGGGTGATAACGAATCTCGCCCCGACAGAACTGGTGATGCGATGATCGATGGTGTTATGTATCGCATGGCTGGGTGGGTGAATACTTCTGCGAACGGCAAGCAGTATCTGTCGATGAAGTTTACGCCAAAGGATGAAGTTCAGAAGAAAGGTGTTCAGCAAGTTAAGAAAGCTGTGCAGCCTGATTTTGAGTCGGAAGATATACCGTTCTAAAAAAACCCCCTCGTGAGAGGGGGCTAAACCATAGGAGTTGTGAGTGGGGAATCTCACGGAGCAATTTTAACACATTTGACGGATTGACATTATGACTGATGCAGGAAAGTGTCTAAGGCTCGCTCAGATAGATTTAGGTGTATCTAGCGTTGACTTAGCTAAACGTGCTGACAGTACACCGCAACAAGTTGTGCGATGGAGACAGCAAAAAAATATGAAGTTGCACACATTAGAAAAGATATGTGCTGCGATGGATTTGTCTATCTATGATTTTTTACTTTATCAGAAATATGAGTAAAGCAGATAACAGGTCAATACATAAAGAAACATTCACTACAGTGTTTACTGGATTAATTATCAACTACCCATTAAACATCATAGGTTTGTTTGTATGTATTGATATTGCAGGGATGACATCATCTGTTGTAATAGGAACTACTATAACTGCTTTTATGACCGTAGCAGCATATACAAGAGTTTTTATTATCAGAAGATACTTCCAAGAAAGGATAAAAAAATAAAGCCCCAATTAAGGGGCTTTACTTTTAGTCTCAGGAAAGACTATACTTGAATTTACTACAAAACAAGAAAGGTAAGTATATCATACTTTACTGTCCAGTAACGTCTTTTATCATCTTTTCTTGTACATAAGTAATCGGGCTAGAGGCTAGGGAATCTCTTAAATAAAACCCTAGAGCGAAGTTGACCCTCTTGGCATAGCCCCTGAACCAGATCGGTTTCTGGTGATGGATAGATTAGATATTCGATACGATTACGATGTAACCGCAAAGTCGCATAAGCCCTTTGAACGAAAAATTTAGCTTTTTACAAGTTAAAGGGGTAAATAATGGTTGTATATAATCAAATATGTGTATATATTTATAAATAAATCAATCGGGCGAAACTTTAGTTGAGCCATAAAGGGGAAAAAATGTATTTCTTTAAAGATGAGTTATTAACTGAAAACATTATGCAAGATGAAATTACTGACGAAGTTAGTCGTAACTTTGATTATAACTTTGATGGTAAAACAAAATTTAAAATTCCAAGAATGGAAATGCCTAAAGACAGCTTTAATATAGGATTGATTGTTGGTCATTCAGGTAGTGGTAAAAGCACTTTATTAAAAAGGTTTGGCACAGAAATAAAACCAGATTGGAAAGAAAGCAAGTCAATAGTTTCACATTTTGCATCAGCAGAAGATGCTCAAAATAAATTATTTGCTGTTGGTCTTAACTCTATACCTACTTGGTTTAGACCATACAATGTTTTATCAACTGGGGAGAAATATAGAGCCGACCTTGCGAGGCAGCTTTCAGATAATTGTGTTGTTGACGAGTTCACAAGTGTAGTGGATAGATCAGTAGCTAAGTCATGCTCAACTGCAATCAGTAAATACATAAAAGAAAATGATTTAAAATCTATTGTTTTTGCATCTTGCCATAAAGATATTATTGAATGGCTACAGCCTGATTGGGTTTATGACACATTATCGCAAACTTATCTTGCAAGGGGGTCACTTTGTAGACCCGAAATCAAAATACAAGTCTTACCTTGTGGGGAATCAGCGTGGACAGTATTCCGCGACCATCACTATCTCACAGGAAACCTTAATAAAAGTGCAAAACACTGGATATGTTTGTGGGGATCAGATATTGTTGGATTTACATCAACATTGAGTATGCCTAGTGGAACTATAAAAAATGCGTACAGAGGGCATAGAACAGTTGTGTTACCTGATTATCAAGGATTAGGTATCGGAGTAAGAATAAGTGATGCTGTTGGTGAGATGCATATAAAAAATAACCAGCGTTATTTTAGTAAAACAACTCATCCTAAAATGGGTAATTACAGAAATAAATCTCCATTATGGAGAGCAACATCAAAAAACATGATTGCAAGAAAAGATGCAACAGGTAATAACAGGTGGAAAATAAGAGAAGTATTTTCATATAGTCACGAATATATTGGCAAACAAAATAACAAATGTGAGGTTTAATGTGAGTGGCAAAGGTAGTAAACAAAGACCAACCAATCAAGCAAAGTTTGATGCAAACTATGACGCTATATTTAATAAATCAAAGGAGAAACCTATGACGCAACAAGAAAGAGTTTTATCGTATTTGCAAGAGGGTAAGAAGCTGACCTGTTTGAATGCTTTTAATGAATTAGGTATTACACAGGTAGCTAGTCGTATATTTGAGTTAAAAGAGCAAGGGCATCCCATAGCTAAACGTATGATCAAGGTTACAAATCGTTATGATGAAAAATGCTCTGTAGCTGAATACTATTACGGTGAAGATAATGATCTGTAAAGATGGAAGCGCATTCGAGCCTGAGCAAGCTGACATGATTGCTTGGGAGCGAGCGTACTCAGAACGAGGTGTCGATGTAAGGATTGAGTTGTTGTCTATGGAATCATGGTTAGACGCAAATCCATCCAGAAGAAAAACCAAGCGTGGAATGAAGAAGTTTATTGACTCTTGGTTAAAGAGGGCTGCTGAATCTGGTGGCTCTCCAATGGCAAAGCAAAGAAAGCAAAGTTCTAGGGATATACCTATTGAGCATAAGTTAGCTGATGTTTCATGGGTGCAGAATGTTGAATCAAAAGAGAGAGCAAAAGAGTTTTACTTAAATAAAAACGGCTACTATTTTGATGGGAAGCTAGAACATGGCTCAAACAAAATACCTAAAGTTCAGGGGCAAACATCCTGAGTTAGTTGACGGTAAGTTTTATACTTACCATCAGTTAAGAGAAGTTATCGGTGCAAGCTACTATTGCATTAAGGGCAGACTGTCTGGAAAAAAAGAATGCACTATAGATGACTTGTATGAGCCTTATTCAAAAAGTGGAAACAAAAAGCAAGAAGAAAGGATTACTTCAAACTTAGAAACGGAGTCTATGCTTTTATCGCAAAAATGGTTAAAGAGGAGATTGTGATGGGTAGAAAAGCTGCTAGGTTTAAATATGTTGGAACTGAAAGCAAGTATATGAAAAAAGGTTGTTACTACACATACCAAGATATACAAAATATCAACGGTATGCTGATGACCAGTATTAGAAGTAGGATGTCGGTTTCATATCAGGATGGTGAGAGAGTTATTACTGATGAAGTGTTAAAAACTAAGTGTGACAGTCCATTCATACGATTAGACGGCAGACCAGTTGAGCAAGCTGTCAAACAGGTTTTCGAAGATAGATGTGAAACAGATGCTGAGAAGATGATGAACAAGTATCTGAGGATGGCACTATGAATCCATTTACCTTTAAAGATACAACTGTAATTTCATTTAGCGGTGGTAGAAGTTCCGCTTTTCTCTTGTACAAAGTTTTAGAAGCCTATGACTTCGAACTTCCTGATCACATCAAAGTTATATTCTGTAATACTGGAAAAGAAATGCCACAAACTCTAGATTTTGTTGAGCATTGCAGCATTAATTGGCAAGTGCCTATCACTTGGCTAGAGTATGCTGGTAAAAAGAAGTTCAATATAGTTGACTATGATACTGCTAGTAGGAATGGCGAGCCGTTTGAAATCCTAATAACTGAGCGTAAATATGTGCCAAACAGTATGGCTAGGTTTTGCACTAGTGAGTTAAAGGTGCTTACCATAGAGCGTTTTATGGATTGTGAGTTCGATACTGCTGTAGGTATCAGGGGCGATGAACCAAACAGAGTTGTGAAAATGCGTAATAAGGATGGTTATCATGTACCTTTAGCTGACGCTAAAATCACAGAGGTTGATATATCTGAGTTTTGGCAAAAGCAAAACTTTGACCTCAGACTACCTAAAGCAGAACACAACACACTTAGTAATTGTGATTTATGCTTTCTGAAAGGAACTAAGATTAGAAAGTCTATTATTGAACACAATCCTAGTCTTGCAGATTGGTGGGCAGCGCAAGAAGAGCGTATTGGTGGTCGCTTCAGAAAAGACTCTCCGCCATACAAAGAGTTAAAGATTATCGCCACAGACCAACCGAACTTGTTTGACTTTGATGATACAACAATGAGTTGTTTCTGCGGAGATTAAGATGAGTCAAGGGACATATACTCTGATAAGAGATAAGTACGATATAGAAAAAAAGATACCGTACTTGATCAAGCAGTTTAATGATTGGGATTACAGTGATGCTCTGGTTGTAAAGCTAGAGCGTTACCAAAACCCAAGAAGTCTAAGTCAAAATGCATTATCCCATATATGGTACAGGGAGATAGCGCAAGAAATGATTGCGCGTGGCAATGTGGTAGAATATGACAAGCCTGAAGAGGTCTGGAAACTTTGGTTAAAGAAAAGGTTTCTAGGAACTACAACATATAAAATAGGCAAGGAAGAAATAGCCGAGCAAGTTAAAAGCACGAGTAGCCTTAGTAAAGGTGATATGTCGCATTACTTGGATCAGGTTTACCATTGGGCAATGGACTTGGGAATAAAATTATCTATACCAAAAGAAAGTGAGTACGCGGGAATAAAAAACCAACAGGAGAGTTAGAGATGCTAAACCCTGAAATACTAATACCGTTTTGTAGCACTGAAAGACAGAAAGAGATTATTCAAGCAGTAAGTGATGCCCCATCAATAACGCAAGCAGCCAAAGATATTAATGCCAGCAGACGATACGTTCATAGAGTATTGAAGATGGTAGAAGAAAAAGCTGCGAGTCAGGGAGTCGCTCCCCATCGTGACCTTACCCACCAAACAGCAGAGGGATTCAATGCCAAGCGAATCTCAACAGCATACAAAGAAGATGGATCAATCGCCCTGCAATGGGTTATCCAGGAACCAGAAAAACGCGATCTAAGGCAAAAGATTGATGCTATGGTCGATGGATTGCGTGATGATCTAAGTGGCTTTAAAGAGCCTGTAGCACCGCCTAAGATAGTAGATACTGATTACTGCTCCATGATTCTGATCGGTGACCATCACTTCGGGATGCTTGCTGACTCAGAAACTAAATTAGATGACGCTGATTGGGATGTGAAAATAGCAACTAAATCATTGCTAGAAGCTACTGATAGATTACTTAACAGAGTAGGTAATGCACACACAGGAGTGTTAGTTAATGTTGGTGATTTTTTCCATGCAGATAGCAGTGCAAACACCACGACAGCAGGAACACCAGTAGACGTTGATACGCGCATTGGTAAGACTTTTAAACTTGCTGGTAGGTTGTTTCAAATACTAATAGATAGAATGCTAGAAGTGCATCAGGAAGTTGTGGTGATCAATGTTCGCGGTAATCACGACAGTGATATGGCTTGCCACTTATCCAGTTGCTTGGAACTATTGTATGACAAAGAGCCAAGAGTAAATGTCTTACAAAATTACTCTAAGTTCTTGCATTGGGAATGGGAGAATAATCTATTTGTTTATCATCATGGGGATAGAATAAAGCACGAGCAGATACTCCAAGCTGTGATAACCAACCTGGATGATGAGTGGTCGCGCTGTAAGAACAGATATTGTCATTTAGGGCATATCCATCACCACATGAGTAAGGAAGTGGGATCGATGCAGTTTAGTCATTGGGGAAGCCTGACGGCAACTGATCAATGGCACAGCGATTCAGGATACGGTGCAGAAAGATCAATGACAGCTATTGTTTATCACAAGAAGAATGGCGAAGATAGTAGAGTCAAAATAACAATAGATGGACTTCGCAATGAGCAAGGTAATAAAGTTTCCAATAGATAAAGAAGAATACATACTAACAAGACAGTATTGTGAGTGTGGCGGTGTTTTAGAGATGTGGGTTGATAACGATAATACAGCCTATGGTTTATGCACAAGATGTCATCTAGGTGTTGGAGATGAACTTGTAAAGATAGCGGATGAAGATGATGGCGAAACGAGGCACTAAGAAGCGCAGAACAATAGCGCAAGAAGTCGATAAGGCAGCAGTTCTTCTGCAAAAGTTGGTACGCATGAAAGCTGCGGATGATTATGGTTATACACAGTGTGTCAGTTGCGGAAGAGTAGAACACTGGAA